TCGCGTCACACTGCAGGCGCATGGTGCAGGCCTTGATGATTATGGCCAGCCCAGCCAGACCTGGGTAGACGTGGCGACCGTCTGGGCCAACATCAAGCCCATCGGCGGCCGTGAAAAGCTACTGGCGCAGGCTGTTGATGTGCAGACATCGCAAACTGTGCTCATTCGCTACAACGCCGATTTCATGCCTGCCAGCAAAGTCACCGGGTGGCGCATTAAATACCAGGATCGGTATCTATCCATCACCGGCGCGATCGATCTTGAAGAGGCCCACAAGTTCATTGTCTTTGACTGCATCGAAGGGGTAGACCATGGCTAGCACCATTCAAATCAAAGGGCTCAAAGAGCTGGATGAAGTCCTGAAATCGCTGCCGCAAAAGATCGAACAAAACGTCATGCGTGGCGCAATGCGCGCCGGTCAAAAGGTTATTCTCGATAATATCCGTGAAAAACTGCGTAGCAACGGCTCCATTCAATCTGGTGAGCTAGAGAAAAGCCTGCGTATCCGTTTTGATCGTCGCGCCATGAAGCGCGGCTGGATCAACTCAAAAATCGTGGCAGGCAATGAACTAGCCTATTACGCCCACATGGTTGAATTTGGCACAGCGGCCCACTTTATCAAGATCCGCGAAGACATGAAGCCCAAGCGTCAAACTCGCCACGGCACCAGAAAATACAGCTACAAAAACATCAATAAAATGGTCAAACGGGGCAGCCTCGTTATTGGGAAATCCTTTGTCGGCGAGTCTGTTTCTCATCCAGGCGCAAGACCAAAACCATTCATGCGTCCAGCGCTTGATGAATCACACACCGCCGCCATCGAAGCGTTGGCAGCTTACATCAGGAATCGCCTCCCCAAAGAGCTAAAGAAAGCAGGCCGGGCATGAATGCAGAAATCATCATCGCCAACATGCTGGCACACACGGCAATCACCGCCCTGGTGGGCAACCGCCGTGCGCTAGGCCTGCTCCCTCAAAACAGCCCATTGCCGGCCGTCGTTTACCAACTGATTGATAGCGTACCAACCCCAAGCGTCAGCCTCAGCAGTGCCCGTCTGGCGCGCGCCAGGGTACAAATCAACCCGCTTGCTAAAACCATTGGTGAGGTCAAAGCCATCCATCATGCAGTCAGATCCGCGCTAGACCATAAGCACCAGATCGTCGTCGCTGGCAAAACCGTTGTTTCCTGCACCCTGGATTCATTTGGCCCGGTGGATAACGACTTTGACAGCAGCACCTGGACACAGCCAGCAGATTACCTGCTGGTCTACTACGAATAAGGCATCACTGCCTTTTTGCAACAGCCGCCCCCGGGCGGTTTTTTTATGCCCGCTCTCTGCGGGTTTTTTAATTCAAGGAGCAAATCATGGGCGTAAATACCTCAGCAGGCAGTACCTTTAAAATCTCGGCGGCCGCACCGGCCACTTTTGACTCGACCGGCTATGCCGCGCTCACATTCACCACTGTCGGCGAAATTACCGACCATGGCGAATTTGGCCGCGAATACGCATTGGTTACGCACCAGCCGGTTGGCTCGCGTGGCACACGCAAGTTCAAGGGCAGCTACAACGAAGGCACCGTCACGCTGCAGTTAGGTCTGGATACAGATGACGCTGGCCAGATCCTTTGTAAAGCAGCCAGCCTATCCGACAACGATTATTCGTTTGTTGAAACCTTGCAAAACGGCGACAAGTACTACTTCCAGGCCAAGGTCATGAGCTGGAAGGTTAGCGTCGGCGGCGTGGATTCGATCACCTCAGCCACTTGCACCCTAGAGCTGACAACTACCGGCGCCGGTGTCGGCATCGTCGAAGTTTTAGCTGCTTAACCCTTCATGCCCCAACAGGCAAAACCTGCACCGACTCGGCGCGGCACTCATCCTTCGCGGGATGAAGCCGTGCCGGGCACGGGCATTCCCTCACCCGCGAAAGGAATTGAAATGACAAAATCCACTACGTTTGATATCTCCAGCCTGGCCGTCAATGCTACTGCCATCATCGAACTGGAAACCACGGACGGCGAGCCGCTTCTCAGCGCTGAAGGCGATGTCCTCAGCGTCACCGTTTATGGCCCAGGCTCGAAACAGTTTCAAAAAGCCCAGGGCGTGCGTAACCGCGCCATTCTGGATTACGTCCGCAAGGGCGGCAAGAAAATGAAAGACGACGAGCAGCGTGAACTCGACGCCGAGTTTCTGGCTGCCTGCACCGTTAGTTTTAACGGCTTCGGCTACAAAGACTATACCGGGCCTGAAATGCATAAAGCGGCCTATCTCGACCCGGGCATTGGTTTTATTACCGACCAGGTCAATAAAGCCGTAGGTGACTGGGCAAATTTTACGAAGTCACCGGCGAAGAGCTGATTCTCTTCGCCAGGCAGCTGGGGTGGTTTCATGCCACCCCAAAGCCGCCAGCATCAAAACAAAGCAAGCTCGAACCGGAAAAACAGCAGAGCAGGGCAGAAAAGATCCAGGCAAACGGCGGCACGCCGCTCATGCCTGAGATTGGTGCCGCCCAGTATCTCGCCAGCTACTGGTTTGAACTTGGCCTGATCGGCAGCGGTGCCATGGGGCCCGTTGCCATCAGCGCCACCGAACTACTGGCCTGGCAACAGGGCAGTGGTAACGACCTCACCCCGTGGGAATTCAAAACCCTGCGGGAAATGTCGAGAGCCTACATCGCATCAATGACCGCCGCAGAAACGCCAGAATGCCCGCCGCCCTATGGCAAGCAGACAGAAGCGTTTGATCGCAGCCTCGTCAGCAAGAAAATCAGCAACGCCTTCAAGGCATTCATACAGGCTAAAAAATGAACGTCGGCTCACTCACCATTGAAATGGCGGCAAACCTTGCCAGGCTGCAACAAGACATGGATTCCATTCGCCGAACGGTGGATGGCACCATGGCCAAAGTGCAAAAGGCTGCTGGCATGGCAACCGCTGCGCTGGGTGCACTCGGCGTGGCCGTATCAGCTGATGCCTTTGCCCGTTGGATTAAAGGAGCAATCGACGCCGCTGATAAAGCCAATGAAATGTCCCAGAAAATCGGGGTGGCCGTTAAAGACATTGCTGGGTTGCAGCTTGCGTTTCAGCAGGGCGGGGTAGACGCCGAAGGCATGCAGAAAGCGCTGGCCAAGCTATCGACCGGCATCGTGGATGGCAACACAGCTCTTAAAGCCATGGGTATAAGCACCCGCAACGCGGACGGCTCATTGCTGACAACCAGAGACGTGCTTTCCCAGGTAGCCGACCAGTTTGCCGGTTATCAGGACGGCGTGGCTAAAACAGCGCTGGCTATTGAGCTTTTTGGGAAATCAGGCGCAGATCTTATCCCATTTCTGAATGGTGGCAGCGCCTCCATCGCAGAGTTTGATGATTGGGCAAAGAAGCTCGGCATCACCCTGACAGAAGAAACGGCGCTTGCCGCAGACAGGTTTAATGATACGTTAGACCTTCTAAGTGTCGGCACCCAGGGTATTGCCGCAGGAATTGCTGCCGGACTATTGCCAACATTGCAGGTGCTGGCTGGCGAGTTTTTGACGCTCATGTCGGATGGCCAGACAATGACAGCTGTAATTGACGTAATGTCAATTGCCCTTAAGGGGCTAGGCTCAATTGCCATCATGCTTATAGCTTCATTTAAAAACCTTGTGGCGTTGGTATCTTATTTTGTTGAAGTTGCTAAATCGCTAGCAAAACTAGATTTCCAAGGGGTATATAAAGCAGTTGAAAAATTAGGAACTGACGGCTTTAAAAATACGTCAGAAGCATATCAGGCAATAGGCCGCGTCTGGACGGATACCGGAAACACCGCAGTCAGCACCATGGCTACTATGGCCGCCGCCAGCAAGAAAGCCGCCCCTGAAATCGGCAAAGCCTCTGAAGAGGCCGCCAAGGCCGCCAAAAAGCTGCAGGAAGAACACACTAAAGCGGTTGAATCAGCCAATGAGCTGGTCACTGCCATTCTGTTTGAGGCAGAAACCCAGAAGATGAGCAACCTTGAAAAAGAGATTGCCATCAACCTGCGCAAGCTTGAGGCCACTGGCCTGCAACAGAAC